CATGTCTTAGTGCTACTGTAGGTATTGTCACTCTTATATCTCGTATGGTGTTAGGATCTGATGTTTCTAGAAAATCTAAGAAATCTCTCACAGATGAGTATACTGATATAATTCAGGGTGCAATTTTGTCGCGAGCCAAGCCACCTGATGATAAGTATACTGAGAAGACTAAACCATTTTATCATCGTGAACCCCCTGCTCTTACAGGCTTTGAATTGACACCCACATCTAAGTGTGCGACTGCAACATCAACAATTTCTTTTAAAGATCTTATTGCTGGTAATGTCGCATTTGTTGATGCTAATTCTAAGCCTCAGCGTGCTGGTGTTGGATGTAAATCTAACATGTTACACATCTGTGGTCAGTTATGGGTTACTAACAAACATTCGTTTCCCGATGGAGCTTTTTATCTCAATGTTAAGCTCTCACCTAGTGATGTAGGACCTAACAAGGACGATATATACATCACACCGTCACAATGTTATACGTTACCCGATTCTGATGTTATGTTTATTCGTATATTAGATATGCCTCCTCGTAAAAACATTATGCAGTATTTCACTCAAAGCCTCATCGATGTGCGGTGGGATGGTGAACATATCTGGCGTAATGCTGAAGGTGTTTGGGATACTTTCAGAGCGCGTAATATTGCCAGACTAGATTCTCCTCTTATTAACAAAGATGGTTTCGGTCGCCCTGTTCTACATGTAGATCCCGTATGGGGTTGCCAGGTAGATAAAACATGGGCCGGTATGTGTGGCGCACCTTTATGTATCCAAAATTATGCAGGTGCTGCAATATTAGGTATTCATGCTGTTGGAAGTCCCACATTTTCTGGAAATCTATCGGTTACGCGTGAGATGATTCGATTAGCAATCGAGTCTCTCCACATACCCAACATATCCAGTGGCACTATCCCTATTAGTGCCCCCTCTGCTCAGCGTGCGCTGGGCCCCATGCATCCTAAATGCCCTGCCATGTTTACGCAAACTGGCACTGTAGATGCTTTCGGAACTTTTGAGGGTTTTAGAACGAAACCCAAGAGTAAAGTCACCGATACCACCATTTGTGAAGCCATGCAGTCGCGTGGTTATGAAAACAAATGGGTTGCTCCACCTATGGATTATCGACCTTTTTACACTGCGTTTCAAGAGATGGTCAATCCTTCTGTCATGTTTGACAAGGATCGTCTTATGTCGTGTAAGGATCAATTTTCCAAGCACTTGTGGAAGGAGCTTGATGCGGAAGCAAAAGAAGAACTTCATCCTTTTGATATGTTCACAGCAATCAATGGGAAACCAGGATTATTATATTGCGACCCAATCAACAAATCCACTTCTGCTGGAGCTCCGTACAAGCACTCCAAGCGACTTCATCTCTCGCCTATTGAGAGCCCACCAGGCTGCTCATTTTTCGATGTCGATGATGAGATCAAAGATCGCATTATGTCTATGAAGGAAACGTACGCTCGAGGTGAACAATTTCATCCTCAATTCTGTATTCACCTTAAGGATCAGGCATTGACTGAAGCTAAGGCACTCAAAGGCAAAACACGTCTGTTTAGTTCTTTGGAGATGGCAGCTAGTTTGTTGGTACGTCAACTTATGTTGTGTGTGCCAATGAGTGTCCAAAACAACAGGTTTGTGTGGTGTTCTGCTCCCGGCACCATCGCACAGTCGTTGGAATGGGAGGAAATCCTAGAAAGGATTTCTATTCATGGCACAGAACGCATGATCGCAGGCGACTATGGTTTCTTTGACAAACGAGTTCCAGGTTCTGTTATGATCCTGGCCTTTGAGGTTGTGCATTACATGCTCAGTAATTCAGGCAATTACAACGAGGATGAGATGCAACAACTCACAGGTCTTATGTTTGACATATGCTTTCCTATGACTGATTTCGATGGTCACATGTTCCAATTTTGGGGCACTAATCCATCAGGTCATCCACTCACTGTTATTATCAACGGTATTATCAACGTGTTATACATGTTGTACTGCTGGAATACTTTAGCACCAGAGTGGGCGCGAGACAGTTTTTTCGAACTCGTGGCTATGATGTCATATGGTGATGACAACATCATGGGTGTTGCTGAGTCAGCGCCATGGTTTACGCATACTGAAATTCAGCGAGTTCTCGCAGAAGTAGGTATACCATACACCATGGCTGATAAAGACGCTCCCTCTGTACCATACATATCCATAGATCAATGCTCGTTTTTGAAACGAACGTGGGTTTGGAATGATGAAGTTGGTGCTATGTTGGCTCCTCTTGAAGAGCAATCTATCATCAAGAGTCTCATGATTTGCACAGCAAGCAAAACTTGTAGCCCACAAGCTCGAGACGTTGCTGCTATATCAAGTGCAGTGCGTGAGTATTTCTTTTATGGTAGAGAAGTATTTGAGGAGAAAGTCACCATGCTCAAGCAGATCGTAGAAGAGTGCGATCTCACTGTCTACCTCGAAGACAGTACATTCCCAACTTGGAAACAACTTGTTGACCAATTTTGGGATAACTCCAAACATGTGAAGCTACGCAATCGCGTAGCAACCCGCCCTACAGTGTAGGGTCTTACGTCCTGGCAGGACGTTAAACATGCCACTATATGTTTTATATGTATTTGTAGTGTATAGTCAGCGGCACAACTTATGTGCCGCATAGGAGAGTAAACTCCTTTAACAAATCACTTGTAGTGTGGTCTGATTAACCCCTATATTTTAAAAACAATTGCCAACAACTACCAAGGTTTGGAAGATTCCCATGAAAGAATCTCCAGTTGCGCATCTCTACTAGAAAAGATGCAGTATGAGAGTTACTTAAACTCTCCAGCTTGTGTTATGCAAGCTGATGCCGATGTTGTGACCGGTGCAGGTCATCAAGCAGGTGAATTGTCTCAAGGGACTACTCGCTTTATTGATGAGTCTGTGGGTCTTAGTGTGGGTATTGATAGATCCTACGATGGCATATCTGGATTAGACCAAACGTCTGATACAGATCTATCTAAATTTCTATCACGACCAGTGAAAATTGCGAGTTTTCAATGGTTGCAGTCCGATTCTATCGGCACCACACGCACAATCGCACCGTGGCATCTCTTTTGGAATGACACGCGTGTTAAGTATAAAGTTAATAACTTTGCATTCATGCAATGTAAGTTAAAGATTAAAGTGCTTATCAACGCGTCTCCTTTCTATTATGGAGCCATGATCGGGTCGTATATCCCGGTGCAAGGTGTTACACCATCAACTATTGTCAATGACTCTGCTAATAGATGGTTTATTCCTACTTCACAGCGACCACATATGTGGATTTTTCCGCAAGGTTCTAAAGCAGATGAAATGACGCTACCATTCTTTTACCACAAAAATTTTGTGGATATTCAGAGTGCGGCTGATCTCACTGCTATGGGACAACTTAACTTCGTGAACTACACGGCTCTCGCTTCAGCAAATGGAGCGTCTGGCGTTGGTGTTAATGTTCAAGTGTATGCTTGGGCAGAAGATGTTAAATTGTCTGGACCTTCTGTGGGATTGGCTATGCAAGGCGATGAGTATGGTAATGGTGTAGTTTCTGCACCTGCATCTGCTATTGCCAGCGCTGCCTCTTGGTTTGAAAAGATTCCAATTATTGGACGCTTTGCGACTGCAACGCGCATAGGTGCGTCAGCGGTTTCGTCTATAGCATCTATGTTTGGTTTCACCAATGTGCCTGTTATTTCAGACACTCAATCTTATAGGCCTTCCCCGTTTCCACAACTAGCTTCTACCACAATTGCGTATCCAGCTGAGAAACTCACTTTAGATCCTAAAAACGAGTTGACTGTTGACCCATCAATACTAGGTTTACCACCTGATGATGAGATGGCTATTGGCAATTTGATCACACGTGAATCATTTCTGTGCACAGCTACTTGGACAAGCACTAATGCTGTTGATGATATTTTATTTTCAGCTCGTGTCAACCCAGTTATGTACGACAATGACAACGGTACAAGCCAAAAACTCTACAACATTCCTATGTCGTGGATCGCAGCCTTATTTAAGGGGTGGCGAGGTGATATAATTTTTAGATTTAAGTTCATCGCAACCCCTTATCATAAAGGACGCGTACGGATATCGTACGACCCATCTGGTTATGCAGCGACCAACATCCTTAATGATGTGAACACTGCCAATGTAGTTATGACCCAAATTATTGATTTAGGAGAAGAGTCTGATGTGGAATTGAGAATTCCTTATCAACAGGCGACAGCTTTTCAACAAATTAGACCAGACTACACAGCGGCTAGTATCCCTTTTTCACTTAGTTTAACGCCAACCTTTACGGCGTCAAACATTTTTGACAATGGGACTATATGTATGAGAGTATTGACAAATCTAACAGCACCAGTTTCTACTGCTTCTGTTCCAGTCATGATCTTCGTACGTGCGGCCGAAAACTTTGAGTTTGCTAACCCTTCAGATGTTTTGCCCACCGGATTTTCATATTTTCAACCACAGGCTGACGTGTATGGCGATCCTTCCGCAATTGTGGCTGGATCAGCTTCATCCACGCACGCCGATAGATATCTTGTGAATTATGGTGAGTGTGTCAAATCACTCCGCCAAGTTTTGCGTAGATCATCTTTGTCATTGAATCTAGGGTGTCTGGCCAATACCACATCTGCTAATACCATACAGATCTTCCGTTTTTCTAGGTTTCCTTTATATTACGGATTTGATCCACTTGGATTACATAGTGGACAAGGTATTGTTGTAGACGACACATTTCCTTTTAACTTTGTTAAGACGACACCATTTACATGGATAGCCCCAGCTTTTGTTGCTCACAGAGGATCTATGCAGTGGACATTTAATGTCGACTCTGTAAACCCTGTAAGACATATTAGGGTCGTTCGTGCGAATCAATCGTCTACACCTATGGGTTATTTGGAAATTCCACAGGCATTAAGAGGCTCACTAAGTGAGCAATCTGCTTTCTTTGCCAGTGCGTCCATTCCCGGTGCCGGTGGTCAAGCATTAACTTCTCAACGCACAAATCAAGGTTTAACTGTGCAGTTACCTAACTACACTAGATTCCGATGGCAATCTACCAACCCGCGCAATTCTTCTGCGCTTCCAGCCATCGACGGATCCGATATTGACGCTCACAATCTCGAAATCCACGTTGCTAATAGCAGCGAAACCACCACAGCACCGTCTCAGACGACGTGGTGTTATCAGAGTATCGGTACAGACTATGGTCTGTACTTCTTCTTGAATGTACCCACTATGTGGATATATGCAAGCGCGATTAGTCCAATCTAGTCGCTCGTAATCATATGACTGTTTCAGCCAGCATATGTCCCCGTAAGGGGTTGAAGGAAACTTAGTTACCCGC